AGTAGAATCTTTATATTCTTTTATTAACTGTTTTTTATTCTTTAGAATTTCATCAATAAAAAAATTAATCAGATTATCACTATATCGCAGTATAAAAAAAGTATAAAGAGCATTTAGGTATTTTTCATAAGTCTTAATACCAATACTTTCTATTTCTAAATTAGTAGTAATACCAATTTTAGTTTCTATCTTCTTGAGAATATTTTGGTAGTGATCCATCTTAATAGTATTAAGTTTTTTTACTAAATCAGTATTATCGGAAAATTTAACATCAGTAATATAATTAAACCTGCTAATTATTTTACTAACTAAATTTTCAGCATTTAAATTAGTTCTATAGTTATTTATCTGACTACAAATATTATTAAAGATTATGTCATTGGAAACATAGTTGATAATAATATCTTGGCTGTAAGCTTCTGTAAATTGCTTAGTCTTCATCGTCATCTAGTCCTTTTTTACATAGTAATAAATCAAGTAGTTTCTTGTTTATCTTTTTATTATTTTCTAATTTCTTATCTAAGATTTTATCCTCATCTTCAGTAATAATTTTTTGGATATCAATAATAGTAGAAACTTCATCTACTGTTTTATAACATTGATTGGCATCAAAAAGTCTTTTCTTATACTGCTGATTTTTTTCAAAAGTTTCTTTTACATCAATTACATAGCTTTTAAAATTTGTACCATACCTAATAACATATTGTGCTACAAGGAAAGCCATTAAATTATCATCCTTAGAATAAGGACTATGTTCAATCTTTCCTTTTTTATTTCTTTCTAGACCTGCAATATCTTTAAAGACATAATTACTAGTTACTAGTTCTTTTCCATTTTTTACTATGTCATATAATATGTCATTTACCATTATGTTTCTAGTGCCTTCTTTACCGCCACTAGTAGTAATGCCATAAATCTTTTTTACAACTTTCTTCTTACGAGCAACACCTCTAATATCCTGTCTTTCAGCGGAAACAGTCTTAAACTCCCAATATAGATTTCTTTTTATTCTCGGACGCTTCAGAAGTGTATCGATAACAACTAACATTTATCTTCGCTTAGGTTCGCTAGACCTAAACCGTCATTTTAATGACTGCTTTATATTTCTATAAAGATGAGACTATATCATTATCCATAGAATCTATGGATATCCCATTTTTCCCACATCAAAAGCTTATGTGGTACTCTACTAACTATAATACCTATTACTATTAATAGTTTTTTTTGTATTTCTATCATAATAGTAGATATCATACTTTTCGATAGTCGTTGAACCTTTTTCTAACAAATTTTTTAAAATTCTTTTTATCATTTTATAACTACAGGTATATTTAATTCGTAATAGAGATTTATTTTTTTCTGTAACCCATTTATTTCTTAAAAAGTCAGTTTCCCTTGCTCTCTTTAATTTTTCAGCAGATCGAAATGCTGATGTAAAGAAATGGTGTTCTCCATCATATTCAATTAAGAGTTTTAAAGATTTAATATAGATATCAAAACGTAATTTATTATTTCTTAACCCTTTAAGAGTTTTAAAAGATTTTTCAGTTACAAAAGGAATATTTTTCTTTAATAGAAATCTTTTAATAGCCCGTATTCCATAAGATTCATTTTTATGACAAACAGGGCAATTAATAGTTTTTAAATGTACAATATTTGAGGGTAGTCTTTTAAAAATAGTTCCACATTCAACATGCTTTATTTCTACAGCAGTATCTGTATTGACATACTTTGAAAGACAAACAAACTCATTGTCAGTTAAATTAGATATTTCCTTTTCAAACTCTTCTTGGGTTTTCTTTATTGAAGGGTGAGAACATTTAGGGCATCTGTTACCCATATGAAGAAAATTAGAGGCAACTATTTGCCATTGGTGCTTACATTTTCTATGATATAATGTTACTTTTTTAGTAATTCCCATATATTTTGATTTTACAAAGTATTCATTATTTGTAAGTTTTTTTATCTCTTCTTTAAATTCTTCATGGGTTCTTTTTTTCTTTTTTGAACAAATGGCACATTTACTGTCAGTCAAAAGCTTATTTGGAATTGCATATCGTTTATTACCACATTTTAAACATTTTACTTTAATAGGAGTTTTATTATTGATATATTCTTTTCCAATTACTTTTATATCTCCATTATACTTTAAATACACTTTTTCTTTAAATTCAAGTAACGTCATTTTTCTCATATTTTCATCCTAATTAAACAAAGTTATATACTTGTTTAATTATTTCGTTTAAATACGAGATATTTAAATTTGTTAGAAAAGTGGCTGCTGATTGTCCTCATCTTTACATGTTAGGAGTTTCCAGCAATTAACGGGATTCACATATGCTATTACTAGCATAAGGGGCAATTTTTACCATAACTGTTACGCTCGATAACTAATATTGCATTAGGGAAGTGTTCAGTTACTAATTCATAAAGTACTTCAGTATAAGTAGGTACATCGATTTTATTGTTTTGAAAATCTGCTAAAATCTCACCAGTATAGGGATTACAAATTTCAAATGCACAATTATCTAGTTCCATACCACCTGAAACGTCAACCCCTATTACATTATGTATATAAAAATTTATATCTTCAGAATATATATTAACCTTATATGTATTTTTTAGGAATATAGTTCTAATAGGTTCTTTTACACATTTTTCAATTTGAGCTATTTCTTCTTCTTGGAAGGGAGAATTCTTATTGAGATTTTGCCATTTAAGCAAAATTTCTCTATTAATAACTTCATAGTCAAATTCTAAATCCCTACATTGTTCATCAAACCATTCTTCACCATGGCCTAGTTGTTTATAACTATATTCTATATAGATATAGTTATTTATAGAATTATTCTTAACATACTTTAGAATTTTTTTATATTTCCAATCATATATTTCATCTATGAATTCACAAGCATTGTCTATCTGTTTTTTACAAAATGCACCTTCAGGTATATCTAACACTGATGGCGTGGTCGTTCATTTATCTTTTATAAACTCGCTAAGTTTATACAGCTCTAAGCTGCTCTATATTTCTATAGAGATGAGACTATATCTTCACTCAATTAAGAGTGCTCCCTGTTTCCACTACTAATAGCTTGTAGTGTACTCTACTCGATATAAGTTATATTATATCTTTCGATAGCCGTTGAATCTTCTTCTATAAAAAATTCATGTAGAAAATCAGCTAATGCTTCTAATTTACATGAAATTCTAATTAACTTTAGTTTTTTATGTTTTTTAACAAAATTATTTTTTATCTTATCATTCTTTATAGTTTTTTGAAGTCTTTCATTATTACTGAACCATGCTCGTTTATGGGTGTATCCATCATACTCAATTAATAAATCATAATCTGGGAGGTAAAAATCAAATGATAACTTTCTTATATTTGTACATTTATTAAATCTTTTTTCTTGTATAAATTTAATTTTATACTTCTTTAAAAATTTTTTTATGAATTTATCGTATTTTGATTCATTCCTTAATCTATTACATTCAGGGCATCTATGATCACTATATATGAATTCCTTTGGAACCATTTTAAAAACATGATTTTGACATTTTTTATTTATATGCCTGAATGTTAGTTTTTCTTTCCCATTAGTATATTTTGTAGATATCAGCTCGTATTTTCCCAAACCTATTTTATCTATTTTAGATTTTATCCATTCAAAACTTCTCTTTGAATTTGGATGTTGACAGTTTGGGCATCTATTTCCTTTTTTGTAACTACTTCCAATAAAGCCATCCGCTGATATCTTCCAAATATGACCACACTTATTATGTTTTACTAATATTTTTAAATGAATTTTTTTCCCATTAACTATTGCAGATCTTCCTTTATAATCCGACAGTATTGTATATTCTTTATTTTTTAAATCTTCAATACTATTAATAAGATCTTCTTTTGTTAATCTTTTCTTCATTACATTTCTCCTTATGGTTTTGTTAATTTAATGTTAACCCAAAGGAGGTGTTAATAAATTTTATAGAAGCTTGACTGCTGATTGCCCAATCCTTATAATTTTCAAACGTTCACGCTTACTATTACTAGTTACGTTGTAGTTTATAAGGCTCTAAGGGGTTTCCAGCAATTAAAGGAGTTTTCATTAGGTGTAAACCTAATGCGGCAATATTTTACCGTTCGACCATGTGGCTTGTTATTCTCTTTCGCAAAGTCTCTTGCTTTAGATAAGGCTGGAATTGCTGAACCGTATATAATTTGGTTGAATTTAGAATGTGCCCATTCGTCCATATATAGTAGCGGGCTAGTTATACCACGACCTAATTTATTAGCAGCATCAACAGAAAATGCAGATGGTAGTGCTTTAATAAGATTATTCTTTTTTATCGATTTAATAAAGGTCATATTATCAGCATCTTGGCTGGTATCTGTAACTGCAGTTAATATATATTTAGGTAATAAATCTTTTATGTCTTTAGTTCTTTTTAAGTTATTCTTAGAATCAGGAAAAGCCTTATTCATATACAATATTTCAGAGTTACTAGTACCAAATAAATAAATCCATAAATAGTTAGCACAAGTACTAACTGTTTTATAATTCTGTCGGGGAAGCATAGTAATAGTATTCAAATTTAAATCTGAACAAAATAGAATAGCTAAATTTCCCCTATTAAGTTTAAATGGAGAAATTCCACCAGGTACAGGGATTCTTACAATCTCCCTTAGAAAATACCACTTATTATGGGAAATTTCTTTTAATATTAAGGCTTTTTGGAGTAAAGTTAAATTTTCCTCATCTAATGGATCTAAGTGCCTTAATCTCTCATCATGTAATTGTAAAAAAAATTTATTATTCTTAACTCCTAGTTTCTTTAATGTATCATACATTTCTAGGAAGGATAAATTTCCAGTATTATATTGATAGCTAATTTTTATTTTTTCTTTTTTCATATTGCTAGAATTCACAATGTAAAATTAGTTCAAGTGTTACCGAATTTCGAAAAATTATTTCTCTATGAAGATCATCATAGTTAAATAATTTTATATCTTCAAGTTTTAATTTTTCGATTATATTTGCTTTTTTAATATGCATGATAAGTGAAGAATTAAACTCTGTATCTCTTAAGCGAACTTTTTTTCTATAATATACTACATATACTTCGGAAAAAATAATCTCATATAAACAAGTAAAAATCTTATATATGCAGAACCAAATAAAAAATAAAATAATAAGCTGCATAATATCATGTCTCCTATTACATTTTAAAATTAATATTAATGATAGATTAGTTCTATCATTAATATTAATTTTATTTCTGATAAGCTTTCAGTTTATTTACTTGTTCAGTTAAAACTTTTTTTACATAAGGATCTGTAGTCTCTAACAATTCAGCTTCTATTATTTCTAGTATACTTTTTTTTCTAGTAACTACTTGCTTTAATACTTCAGAAATTATAAATTTTTTATTACTTGAATCTTTTAGTCTTTTTTCTTCTACTAAAACTAGCTTATCCAATAATGAAGCTAAGCTATCACCATAACCATTCATTACTGCAAAACTATCTGCTTTTATTTCTAATTTCATATCATGGTTCATGATATATTTTTCTAACATTTTCAGATATAGTACTGTAACAAATAGTGCAATAGAAAAAATTTGTGGAAGCCAGTCTAATATAGGACGTAAAAAATAATATATAATACTGAAAATCTTATCTATAAATGTTTCAATATCCCTGTTAAATAGATGTCCTACTTCATGTAATATTCCAGCAGTAATTTCTTCAGGGGTAATGTTTTTATGAAATAAAACATTCTTACCAATTTCAATTACTATATTAGTAGCTTTTTCTAGTCTAATATATTTCTTAGTTTCAACTATTTTTAACGCATGACCTTCAAGTTCTTCTCTAGCAGGAAAAACCCTAATTAATATTGATTTATCAGATACAATGTTAAACTCTGATATTTCAACATTAAATAATTTTCTTAATCCTTGTACTATTAGCGATATGTCAGTTTTATTAATACCATTTTCTTTTATACTTAAGAATCGTTTTTCAATAGATTTCAAAATGTGCTTATTTTGTAATATATAATTTTTTTCATTTAGTAACATAAACAAAGAACCTTTCTAACCTAAACTACTATAAAAAAATAGCCCTTATTCCGAAGAATAAAGGCTATTTTTTATATTTAGATTAAGTTAATTAGATATACTTTTAATTAAATATAGTTAATTAGTTAATTTAGGGAACGACTTGGGGTCGCTGACCGGGTAGAGTTCCGTCGTTGTTCTCGATAAAGATCTTACCACAAACGGGTAGGAATTCTTCGATGGTGTCGCGCTTCATCATGGTGATTGAAGGAACGTTAGGTCTATTGGGATTGCGATATCCAGTCTGTGAACTCTCAATGCTGAAAGTATAAGGAATATACTTGTAAGTAAGGAGATCTTCAAGATCAGGAATAAAGACCATTCGGATTGAACCTGATGGAACGTTAGGAATTGAAACTAGTGAATATCGGATAGCATTATCACCAGTAACAGCACCGATGTTGAAACCAACGTTTACACCACCACGCTCTGACTGGCTTCCAACGAAGGTCCACTCAGCATTGGGGATGACACGCATATCAATTGGGTTTCCATAGAGGATGAAAACGCCCTGATAGTAGTTAGTTTCATTCTGAATTGAAATAGCTAGATGGTCAATAACTGGCTTAACTTCTTCACGCCAATCTTTTGGTGAACCAGTGTAACCGAATGAAGGTCGGAGGCTGAAACTTCGGGTAAACTGAGTGCATGAAGTGTTATAAGACTCTTCAAGGAAATCCTGTAGCTGGAAGTCAACCTTAGTGGCGAAAACGTTTGATAGAATATCAATAAGTTTTGCAGCACCGTCGATATCATAAAGAGCTTTAGTATCAGTGAGGAATTCTTTAGGAACAGAGGCATCCATGTGAATTCCATCAGGAATATTGATGTCTCGATTTGACATCTCAAAGGTAACTTCTTGTACGCGTTCATGAGATTCAGAAGAGAACCAACCAGTAACTTCAACTGACTTAACTGCACCATTAAGAGCAACTAGATCAAGAAGACCTGTCTGACAATCAATTCGTCCAAAGATAGTATCAGTAGTAACAGTACCATCAGAATGTTCAGCAGAGACATCACCCTGAATTTTATTGCGTAAATCACGCTCAAACTTAACCTTGACAGCTACCATCTCAGCATTAGCATCAGCAGCATCAAGAACTTCCATATTAGCTTTGCTAACAAAAAACTTAGTAGAAAGTAGATCATTAGCAAGTTTAGTCTGTCCATTATGGGACATGACATCAATGCCAGCTACTGGAAGAGCTAGTACACCAGGAGCAATTGCCTTCTTCTCAGCAATCTCATCTTTAATGGTAGCATCGCGGAAAGCTTCTGGAAGCTTATGCTTTACACCATCAATAACGATATAAGGCTGAATCCAGGGAACAGTAAGAACTGGTTTCTTAGCTACCTGTGTAGGAATAACAGACTTCATGCCAAGGCGCGTCCACATCTTGCGGATAATGGGGAAAGCAAGACTTGAATAAGCCTGGATACCATTCATTGAAGACTCTTCAAGAATGTGCATTCTGGTATTTTCGAATAGCTGAGTCATATCCTGAACTTCATCAGCAGGAAGATCTTGAACTAGCTTTTCAATATAAGCCTCATTCAGATTGTTGTCAATGACAACATCCTTCCAACCATGTCCGAAAATTCGGACATCTTTTTCTGCAAAGAATTCACTGGTTTCTTTGAGAAGCTGTGTAAAGCCATCATTAATCTTAGTGGTCATAGTTTCTTTATATTTAAACATTGTCTTTGTCTAGCTTTATGTCGTATTAAAGCTAACTCCTTTTTTAATTTCCCTAAAATTTTTAAAATTACTAAGTATTTTTTATTAAAAATATAGAGTATTTTTGAATGTTATAAATTTAATTAAATGTTACCTAGTTTATGAAAGTCAGCCGCTATTTTTTATCAATTATATTTTTAGTAGAATCTCTTACTAAGTCTAATATAGTTTTATTTTGGATAAATAAAATTAATAGTTTTTGATAGCTGTACTTTCTAAGTTTACGTTCTAGGATATCTTCACAGTTAGAAGCTACAGTAGTTAAATATCTAGAAAAATTATTTAACACTTCCACTTCTTTAGGTGAAAATCCCTCTTTATTTAAACCTTCTAGTGCTTTATTTAATAAACCTGCATGACTTAAAATTTGCTTATAGTTATCAGCAATTTTGGATTTCTTTAACTTATTAAGTCTCTGGTCTTTATCATCAGGCGAAGTTTCAGTTGTTGATGCAGAATCATCAGTAGAAGTTTCTTCATCCTTACCTTCATCACCTTCTGCTGGATCATCAAAAGAAAGATCATCTTCCTTTTTCTCTGAATCTTCTTCAGGTTTATCTTCTTCCTTATCCTTATCTTTATCTTCAGGTTCTTCTTTTTTATTTTTATCTAATTCATCATCAACTATTTTTGCTGCATCATTAGGATCTTCAACATTAGAACTTTTATCTTCTTTATCACCACCACCACTATCGCTAGGAGTACTAGGGGCTTCTTTTAAAAATAATCCAAAAGAGCCATATGTACGTTTATTTAAATCAGTAGAATTTTCTTTTAATAACATATATTGGGGATCCTTTAGATTACGTTTAACTTGCTCATTAATGAGCTTGGGAAGAATAAAATCTACTAGTATATCATGGTTTTCTTCTTTATATATATCTTTAAAATCAACTGTACTATCAATGTAACTGGAAAACATGTCCCCTGACCATTGGAGAATTTCTTGCATTCTAGAGGACAGATTAGCTTGCTGGCTGCTTAATAATACCGTATAAATAGATACATCTGAAGTTTGTCCTATACGGTAGATACGGTCACATGCCTGCTCATAATCAGAACTTCTCCATGGGGTACCAAAAAAAAACATTTGACTTGCTTCTACTAAAGTAACACCGGTGGACAAGGTTTGGGAAGTAGCTACTAATACCTGTGTACCATCATCTTCCCGAAATTGTTCCAAAAGGTTCTGTCTAATTTTATTAGGAACCTCGCCAGTTATTAAAACATTAGTAACGCCAGATTTTGTTAACTCACTACTAATAAGTTTAGCAACATCTAGCATGATTGTAAATATTACAGTCTTTTTCGGATGGCCCTGAATTCTATTGATTATGTCTTCCTTATTTTCAAGAAATAGTTCTTGAAACATCTTAGTTCGTTTTTTAGGAAGAATTGCGCCTATAGCTTTAGCCATACATGATTGATGCATTTTAATAAATGTTATAGCTGCATTTTTAAAATCTTTAAGTTCTTCTTTATCTTTAATATTAGGAATAATATACTTATCATTAAATGTTTCAATAAAAGAAATTGTTAAGTCATGATATGCTTGATAGTCTATTTTCTTAACGTTTAATTTATTGACCCACATTAAATACCGGGTGTTGTCCACAAAACTAGCACTACTATATTTTTGAATATAAGAAATAAATCTAGATCTAAGTGCTTCATTATTAGCTAGTGCCTCATTGTATATACTTTCATAGTGTTGAAAGATTTCAAGTTTTGCACTATCTATTAAATATTCTTCATAATTCTTTACTTCATAGGTCAAAGTTAATTGCCGTTTAGCAGGTAATTCTAAAACTTGAGATTTTAATTTTCTATGGATTATATGTCCAAATCTTTCTTTGACAATATCTTTAATTAGTGTATCATCTACACTAAAAACTTTAGTATATATTTCAGCACATTCCTCCGTAAAGGTAGGGTCTATTAGCATTAGGCTAGGTACTATTTCACTAGGAACTGCTTTAATAGGGGTTCCTGACATACATAGAATATCTTTGGGAGCTAGTTTATTTTTAAATGCTATTAAT